ATATTTTTAACTGTGAATACTGCACTCCTTAAGTTTTTTAGTTCTTTTAATATTTTGTCAAACTTATCATCAATGACTTTTGTTAAGACAACATCTTCAGTTGCTTTGTTAGATGGCATTGGCTTGTCATCAAGATTTATATTTGAATATTTGATTGTAACTTTTTCTCCAGCAAGCAAAGCATCTCTGACTTTGGGATACATTTTTTTATATGCATCTCCAGAGCCACCAACAAATCCATCTTTGCCTTTATCTAAGTCTTGTTGAGTCTCGCCCAACAGCAAGCAACCAGCTGTATGGGAATCAGTATTCCCAGTATGAATTAGTATCCATTGAAAATTAGGAACATCTTGAAGCCACAACATTCCTTTATGCATACTTCCATATCTAGCAGTGTATTTACTGTGGAAACCACCTTCGGTTCTTAATTTAATTTCATATTCTCCTAAAGGTATAGCGGTTTCAGAATGAATTTTCACATCTCTCACTTCATCTTCAAGAGTGAAGCACTCAAAGACTCCATCAATAAAGAGCATGCCATTGGTTGCATCAGCACCAAACTGAGTTCGTACTACATCAAGTTTCATATTTCCACCTTCTTATTATGTTATATTAATCTCAAAATTTATTGGTTTCTTGCATAACCTAAATAACTTTTAAGTAATGCTCTGTATTCTTTTTTTGCTAATGATATTGAACGCCCATCATATAAATCGTGATGTAACTTACACAACATAGCTACATTATCTATATCGTATTTTCTTGTTTTAGAACCGCCCATACCAATATCAACCAAGTGTGCCATCTCTAGTCTTTGATTGTAATTATTACAATCTGCCCATTCGCATCTGTTATTGGCTCGTTCTAATGCGATTTCTCGCATTTTTTGGAGTTCTGTCATTGTTCTTTATGAAATTTATTACGCCAGTATTTATTAAATATTTTACCTTGCAGTAATAAATCATTTTGCAATATTCTTTTATTAACTTTTTTATTTTCTGATTGTTCTATAAAATTACTTTTAAATATTTCTCTTTTATAAGGTACATGCACTACTAATGGAGTTCCTTGTTTAATTACAAAACTCTCTTTTTTCTTTACTAAAACAAAGACACTAAAACTATGCACCCTATCAGCATGCCAAGTACCATTTACCAAATCGTAATTTTCATTATCGTTAAATAAAATTGTTTCTTGTCTAATGCTATAACCTTTTGGAACTACAACACGATAAGGAAGTGTTATTTTCAAAGTTAAAAAATATTTATTATTTGGTATATGTTCTGTAAGTTGTTTTGGATTATGATATTCCATTTCATTATTACCAGCGTGTACTGTATATTTTTTATGTATTAGTGTGGTATTTGTTCGCCATTCCCAACTGTCAGTATCCTTTATATAATCAATTTGATAATCTTGACTTGCAAAATTTACAAAACCATTAGCGTATTTATCAACAAAGCTTGGACAACTTTTTACAGTTTTTATATCTTTATCAAAAGCTTTTAAATCTCTAAACCATTTAGGGATTACTTTATGAATTGGTTGCGGGTGTAATTCTGGTGTATTTAAAATGTATTCGTTTTTAGTTGTATAATATATGTTTTTCATATATTAATTTTAGTCAGCAGTATTAATTAACTTCCAATTACTATTTTCTTCGTCCCAAATATATTCAGCATTTGGTGTATTAGGGTCAGCAATAGGTGCTTCCCATTCAAAATCTGAATTTAATGTCCAACTTTCATAGGGTTTTGGTCTAATAAAAATATCGTTTACTTCATCATAAGTAAAACCTATTCCAGCGTATTCTTTACGAATATTATTATTAAAAGAAGTTTGTTTCCAAACTGTATCATCGCCATGTATATTTTTTAAATAATCAATTCCCTGTTGTTCATTTTCATTTTCTGTACCATCATCAAGAATTGAATTATCAATAACCACAATAGTTTCAACAACATTGTTATCGTCTAGTTTTGCAAAGTGTGCCATTATGATAACACCAAAGTCCCAGAAGATGTCCACATGTAAACTGAAAAATCGTTATTTGTCCATGATTTAGGGCTACCAGTTGTAGAGACTGAAAAATCACTTGTTGCAGTAGTAGGAAATCTAACAATGACAATACCGCTACCACCAGCAGAGCCTCCCGGATTTGTACCGTTAGCGCTACCACCAGCACCGCCTCCACCGCCACCATAATTTGCTTTTCCTGCCGACGGTACTCCTACATCGGAACCGTTATATGCACCATTTCCATTATTTGCACCACCACCATAAGAATAAGACGAACCGTATGTACCACCAATGTCATCACGATGATAACCACCGGCACCACCTCCGCCGTATGCTTCACGGTTTATTACACTGTCGCCAAAATCTGCTCCCATAGTAATAATTGTTGTAATACCACTTCCGCCGTGTGTTACCGACCCAGTTCTTTTATTATTTGATGTTCCCGAACCATCATGACCTTGTTCACCAGCACCACCACCGCCAGCGCCAGAACCGTTTGTATTCCAACCGCCAACTGTATCGCCACCTGCAAAACCTTGATTAGCAGTACCAGCACCACCTGTAGTAGCACCTTCGCCACCACCACCGCCAGAACCACCAGTGCTTGCATTAGCATATCCACCACCAGATGCAGTTATGTCGCCAAAAACACTATCAGAACCATTTACCCCTTTAGCACCACCGCCACCAACTGTTACAGTATATGTGCCAGTTGCCATAGGATATAAAGGTTCGTCAGTTAAAATAAAATTTCCACCGCCGGATATTGCGGGTACATTGGTGCGGATACCTCCGCCACCGCCACCGCCTCCGCCCATCCAACCACCTGAAACGGTACCACCGCCACCGCCGGCTACGACGAAATATTGAAAATAATTTCCTTTTAATCTATTTTCACTAAATAAGCGGTTTATATCATCTATTGAATAAACACCATTATTCTCTAATATGTGCGGATATGGTCTATTACCTACTACTTTCATTAAAAAATTCTCCTTTAGGTTATTTCAACATAAGATACAAAAAAATCTATATCTCCGCTAGCACTAGCTAAACTCTGTATTTTATCAGTTGCTTCAAGATTAGCTTTAGTCTCTCCAAGAAGTTCAATCGAAGAACCAGCTGGTACATTTACACCTTTTGCAATGTAAGCAGTTCCACTAGTTCCATCTTGAATTTGAACATCAACAGTTGCATCATTAGTTCCATCTACATTCGTAGCACGAATTGAATAAACAATCGCAGATGTAGAAGCACTAATAGCTGGTACTAAATCTGCTAAAGATGTTCCGGCTTGTTGATAACCATTCTTATAAGTTTCTGCCATATTTTTTTCCTTTCTAGCTTAAAGCCAATACTAAACCAACAGAAGTTCCACCACCACTAGCTATTTGGCTAGGGTTAACTTTATAAATTGTATTGTCTGTTGCATCTTCTAATATTAATAAATCATTTGCAGTATCAACTGTGATGCCAGTACCATCAGTCAATTGACTTGGGTCAACAGTTAGGGTAGATGTAAAAGCACCACTAGTAGCTGTTGCTCCACCAGATAAGCCAGAAGTTGCAGAAGTAGTAATTGTAACTGCTGTAATGTCTCCATCGCCAATAAAGTTAGTCCAAGCTGAACCATCATAAAATTGTAATGTGTTTGTATCCTTTAAAAAACAGAACATACCTTCTGCATCATTAGTTCCTAAAGCTGTATCTCTAGCACTACTATCAGCATAAACTTGTATAACTTGGTCTTGGATAAATGTCTGAAATGTTGTTGCATCTATCAAATCTCCAGTTGCGTATGTTTGCCAACCAGCTCCCGCCATATTTTATCTCCTTAGTATCTCTTTTATCATAGCATTAACCATAAGCAAATCTAGTTCCAACTCCAAGAAGTGCTTGACCAAGTACCCAAGAAGCAGTGCCTGCTGGGCTACATGTCAGACTCCAATTCCAAGTTTGAGATGAAGCATTTACAGAATGTGTAATTGATTCTATAAATAGTTCATCACTAAAAGTGCTTCCATCTGTATTTACTATATTAACAGTAATTCTATCGCCAATCTCTCTTCCAAGAGCTTGAGCCCAGATACTTGTATTTTGTCTAGGATTTATTGTAAGACCATCAATTCTAATTATTGGAATAGCAGTCTCAGATAACTTCTGTTGAATAATACCAAAGACATCACCATCAGTTGTATTTATTGTTGTCTCAGAAGAACCTAATGCAGTAAATCTCTGGATTGAATCTGAGTCAGCAATGTATTGAGTAGTACCACCAGAACGAGTCCAAGAGTATGAGTTGATTACTTCATTATCATCAAAAGATACAACTACATCTGTATATGGAAGATTAGAACCACTATTATCAAAAGTTGCTTGTGATGTTGTTGCAAGTGCATTAGTAAATTTATAAGCTCTATTTCTAAATGTTGCTTTACCATCTGCACTCATAAAGAACTGACCATTCTCTGCTTTTTCACAATCCTTTAGTGCTGTTAATACATTAGTTGTAATTGCTTGTGATATAACATTTTTAGTTCCAGTGTTGATTGTTCTCTCAGCACTAGGGAATCCTATTGAGTTTAATATTCTTGATACTCTTTCAGAGCTTAACTCTTGCTCATCTCCATAACCGAGTCTTGTTGTTTGACCTAGTTCTGTAAAACCAGCTCTTCCAACTCTCCAACCAACTGATTGCAATGTCTGGCTTTGAAATAATCTGAATGCATCAATCGCAGTAAATGTAACAATAGAGTCCGCACCTTCTGCTAGGAACTTTACTGGTACAACATCTAAGAACCCACGAAAAATAACATAAGTTGATGAATCATAAATAGCAGATACTTTAACTTGCTTTAATGGTTGTATCTTTGTTCTGTTATTAGCTGAATCATAAAAGTAAGTTGTCTGACTTGGATTGAATCTATTATCTTGATTTGAAACTGAGAAGGATAATGTACCAGCTCTAAAGTCTCCAAGTTCGTGAGACCTACCACGAGAAATATCAAAATATCTTACATAAGTACTTATATCTGTAAATGATTGACTTGCATCAAAAGGTTCAGAATCGAATGCAACTTCTACTTTAATATCAACATTAGAGTCGAAACTTGCTGGCATTAGAAGACAACCCTTTGCCCATTCCTTTTTGCTCTGTTCAAAGCATCAATAATATCTAGTGCTTGTTCATTAGGGCTCTTACCTTCAACAGTTATATTCTGATGAATAACAACTGCATTATTTCTAGCAAGTGCTTCCATACCAGAACCAGCTCGACGAGAAGATGTTGCTTTATCTGGAATTACTATATCTTCTGTTACTTCATTACCACTCGTATCAGTTTTTTTCGAGCCATCTCCGCCACCGCCACCACCGCCAGAAGGTGGTGGAATATTTGAACCAGTAGCAATAGCATTAGCCATATTTATCAAATCTTGTAGTTTCATTCCAGTAGATTCAATCAGTTGAGCCATAGCATCTTCAAAAGCACCTAAAGCATTTAGATTTGTTAATGCATCATCTAATTCTTTTTTAGCCATTGCTATTTCTAGTAAATTCTCTGGAGTCTTTGCAGTAACTTCATTTAATTCTTTTTGTGCTTTTACTAACTTATCTTGTGCTTTTGTAAGTCTCTCAAGAGCTCTCTCTTCTTCTTCTTGTGCTCTAAGTAATTCTCTCTCAGCAGATATTTGTTCATGCGTTGCACCAGTAGAAGCATCAATAAGTTCTGTGAGTTTTTCTTTGGCTATTGCAAGTCTAAGTTCTTGTTCTTCATTGCGTTCTTCAACTTCTTCTAATTCTTGAATTGCATTTTTCTGTTGTACTATTGCAAGTTGTTCTTCTAAAGTTACTCTCTTTGCTTCTTCTTTGGCTAGTTTTAATGCTTCTTCAGCATCAAGAACTCTTTGAGATGCTCTCTCCAACTCTTCTTGAGATTTAGTAACTTCTTTAGATGCATCATCTCTATCTTCTTCTGCATCAGCGACTCTTTGTTGAATATCTTTTAATTTATTTTGTGCTGATACAACAGCATCAAGAGCTGGTAGCATATTCTTTTTAATGTTCTCAGCATATTCTGCACTAGCTTCAGTAGCTTCCATAGCTGATTCAGCATCTTCTCTGTTAGCTTGAGCTTTAGCAATAGCTAAGTCAGTAACTTCCATGTAACTCGGAGCAGAGTTTCTGTTAGCTCTCTCCATACCTCTTTGAGCTTCAATAGCTTTTTCTGTTGCACTTCTATGGTCTACAACTTCTGTTTTTGCTTTATGAACATTGGTTGCATATTTAGCATATTGTTTAGTTGTATCATTCATTACTATGTTGTAATGTTGCAATGCTTGAATGTCTTCTTCTATTTCTTCTCTTGCTTCTCTTTGCTCTTTAATAAAATCACTTGTACTTTGAACAACTTTTGTAATGAAACCAACAACAGAAGCTAAAGCTGGTGCAATTATATCTCCAATTAAAATACCTAGTTCAGAAAATGCATTAGTCATCAATTCTATCTGTGCTTTAAGTGAGCCCATCTGTTTATCTGCAACTTCAGCGGTAGTTCCACCAGAATCCATAAGTGCAGATTCATAATCTCTAATCTGGTCAGAAGCTCCACTTAATATCTTGACCGCATCAGCAACACCACGATTAAGTCCTAACTGGTCTAATGTAGATGCTTTTAATTCATCTGACATTGGAGCAAGAACTCTATCAAGCTCTTCTACTAAGTCTGCAACATTCTTTAACTTGCCTTCATTATCAAACATTGCAATGCCGAGTTTTGCAAACTCTTCAGTGTTCTTAGCAGTTGCTCTTGGAATATCTCTGAGTAACTGGTTGAGTTTTTCTCCAGCTTCAGCTCCTTTAACACCTCTATCTGCAAAAGCTGATAAGACTGCAACACCTTCTTCAATAGATTTACCAACAACTTTTAATGCAGAACCAGCTTTGTTTGTGAGAGCTTCAGAGAACTGTTGTACAGATGCGTTGGCTAATGTGTTAGCTTTTACAAGAACATCAGTAACTCGTGTAAGGTTCTCTAAGTTTTGGTTAGCATCTTTGACTGTAAGACCTAATGCAGATTGAGCATCAGTTGCTAAGTCAGTAGCAGTAGCCATATCAAACATACCAGCTTGAGCGAACTTAGCTACTTGTGGTAGAGCTGATATAGACTGCTCTGCATTTAAACCAGCAGATGCTAAGAAGAAGAATGCTTCTGCGGATTGTTCAGCGGATATTCTTGTAGTTCTTGATACAGCAAGTGCTTGTTCTTCCATTGCCTTTTGCTGTTCAATGGTGGTATCCATAATTGCAAGAGACTGAGTCATCTTGTCATTGAAAGATATAAATTCTTGAGTTGCTTTTGTAAGACCTTTAACTAATGCAACACCAACAGCAATACCAGCTAACTTACCAGCAGTAGCAAGTTTGCCCATCATCTTGCCAGACTTATCAGCAGAGCCACTAAGGTTATTTAATTGTCGTTTAGCTAAGTCTGCACCCTTAGTAACTATTTGAATCGCTATGTCTGCTATTGCCATTATCTCTGTCTATTCTTTTTGGCTTCAGCTTCTGCTAAAGCTCTTGCCTTATTAATTTCTCCTGTTTCCCATTTATAGTATGCAATCCATTGATTGTATTCCATTGAGCTCATTGTAGTCATAAGCTCGCCAACAGTCATGCCAAGTTCTCTAGCTAGTTTAAATCTA